GTTTGATCGGTGGCAAATTGTATGGTCTGCCGATATTTTAGCGATCGGCTGCCAACAACACCCCATTAAGATGTGGCGCAATGCAGATCCTAGATGGATTGCTGCAATGGATGATAGCGCCACAGATTGGTGGTCATGTTATGCAGAGTTGGTGTTGCGGATAATTGACTCATCGCCAGCTACAGGCATGGTGCTGGAGGTAAAGCCATGATCACGCCGCTCCAGCTACAGCATCATGCCGATTGGTTGCGCGATGGAAGCGGCCAACGGTTCGAGGCGATCGGCGCCGACCTCCACGGCGCCTGTTTCTTAGGCGCCAACCTCCGCGACGCCTGTTTCGAAGGCGCCAACCTTCGCGACGCTAACTTCCGGGCTGCCTGCCTTCGCTACGCACACCTTCGCTCCGCACACCTTCGCTACGCAGATTTTAGCTGCGCAGACCTTAGCCGCGCCGACCTTCGCGACGCCGACCTTCGCGACGTCGACCTGAGCGACGCCGACCTGAGCGAGGCTAACCTGAGCGGCACCGACCTTCGCGGCACCAACCTGAGCGGCGCCATGGGCAACATGAAGGAGATTAAATCTGCGCAGTTTGATCGGTGGCAAATTGTATGGTCTGCCGATATTTTAGCGATCGGCTGCCAACAACACCCCATTAAGATGTGGCGCAATGCAGATCCTAGATGGATTGCTGCAATGGATGATAGCGCAACAAATTGGTGGGCACGTTATGGAAATCTGGTGATGCAATTGATTGACTTATCGCCTGCTACAGGCATGGTGCTGGAGAAGTCATGAGCGCTATTAATTGGGAGCAGCACTCTTATTATCCAGATGTGTGGTGCGTGTTTGATCGGTGGGGCAAATGCGTTGCTGTTGTTCAGCCCCAGTCCGATGCGGATGCAGATGGATTCTGGCGGGGGGCAATTAACGCACGATCGGGAGTGCATGAAGGGCTGCACATCGACCATTGCCCCAGCCTTGAACAGGCAAAAGCGGTGATCAGCCGCGAGCTACGGCACTACTGGCCGGAGGTGGTGGGATGCGGCAACGGCAGCGGCGGGCCAACTACGCCAAAACCCCGCAGCATTCCCAAGCCTCAATTCCCACCGCCCCGGAAAATCCGGGAAGATTTTCTACCATGACCAACTCCTGCCCCTACATCGTCAGCACCGACGATGGCACCAACTACTGCCGCTTGGCTGAGCAGGGCGCCTTTGGGTTGCGCGATAAAAACGGCCAACGGATTGAGGTTTCCGGCGTCAACCTGAACAGCTACACGGTGGGCAAGGCTAAGCCCATCCAATCGTGGGGCCAGGGGCACACACTGGTAAATACATCCACCCCCATGGACGAGCTGCGCACCGCCAGCGCCGAGGCTCGGCTTGGTGGGCGACTGTGGGAACGCATGGAAGATGCGGGGCGCCGCGAGTTGGCTGACAACCCGATGGCTGAGCAGGCCGAGTTCTATGAGGCCATGATCCGCGAGGTGGCGGCTTGGCTGCGTTCGGAATACCCCGGACGCGAAGGGTACGGCACGGCTTGGGCCAACCTGCTGGAACAGGAGGCCAACCGAAGCACCGACGAGGGCACCAACTACTGCCAGCTGGCAGAACAGGGCGCCAAGTCGCCCACTGCACCGGCTCCTTTGGAGGTTCCTAAGGAGCTTATCCGTAAGTGGATCAACCACAACGGAAAAATGAATGAACGCAACGAGCGTTACAGCACCGACTGGGAGATGGTGATCACCGATGCCGCTCGGTGGGGACAGCGGCAGGGCGCGAACGGCATTGCGGACGAACTGAAAAACAGGCTAGAACAGGGGTAGGCTTCATGGGTTACCATGGGCATGCTCACCACCACCATTCACCCTCCCTAGGCGCGATGATTCTGTATCACGTAACCACGCCGAAAAAAGCAAGGCTTTATCGACAAACGGGGCATATCATCGCCCCGGTTCGTGGCTTTACCACTCTTCAAGCTGCCATGGCCTGGGCACTAAAGGTTCGTCGAACTGTGATTTATCAGTTCGACGCAGACCGCCCCTACAAGTTGCCGGATCATCACAATAAGTATGGAGAGGCGTGGTGGAATGATAACGATGTGTACAAATTTAAATGCGTGTTTTCAGCTGATTCTGATGCCTAATCCAATGATCAACGGCGAGAGCTTCTATCTGCCCTTGCCGGAAGTACCAGAGCGCCCAGTATGACCCGTCAGACATCACGCGAGAAGGTGCAGCGGCACCGGAAACGCCAAGCTGGTGAGATCGCCCCGCTGCCGCGGTGCCCGAGGTGCGGGAGGCGTGTGCTCAGCACCAAGACGGCGCCGTTGTGTTCTGTGTGCTGGAAAAAGACTCCAGATGGGCGGGCTGATGGTGCCCGCCGCAAACGCAAAAACCGCGAAGCACCACGCACCCGCCGCTTTGATGCTGATGCGATCTGGGCGATCAAGAACGCGACTGGCCCGCGGCGTCAGCTGGCGCAGGAGTTTGGCTGTAGTGCCACGCTGATCGGCCAAATACAGAATGGCGAAGTATATCGAGACCTGTGGGATCCGTCGCTGGCGACTGGCCGAAATTGCTTCCATTGCATTCATTTTCATTGTGTGCAGCGTCGCTGCACGATGGACTTTCCCGAGCTGGCGACCGAGGGACCGGTGCGGGCGGCGCAGGTGTGCTCGGCGTACCAGAGGGTGGAGGGCATCCAACCGGATACCCCACCCTGATCCCCTACGAGTTACAATTGAGCACCAGGGCGGAGAGCCCCCCACCATTCACCATCACCATGATTCCCCTGATTGAGATTCCATCCGGCTCCTTCCTGATGGGCTCCCCCCCCAATGAAGCCAAGCGAGCAAACGATGAAGGCCCCCAGCATGAGGTGACGCTGCAGGGCTTCTTCATGAGCCAGACACCCATCACCCAGGCCCAGTGGCGGAAGGTGGCGGAGTGGACGCCGATAAAGGCTGAGCGCTGGGGCCGCAGGCTCCACCTCAACCCCTCCCGCTTCGGCGGTCGCCTCGACAGCGACCAGCGGCCGGTGGCGCAAGTGACCTGGCACGACGCGATGGAGTTCTGCCACCGCCTGAGCCAACGCACAGGCCGCCACTACACACTTCCCAGCGAGGCGCAGTGGGAATACGCCTGCCGGGCAGGCACCACCACGCCATTCGCGTTTGGCGACACGCTCACCTCCGATCTGGCCAATTACGACGCCACCTACTCCTATGGCGATGGCCCTAAGGGAAAGTGGCGAAAGCAGACCACGCCAGTTGGGATGTTTCCCGCCAACGCCTGGGGGTTGCATGACATGCACGGCAATGTGTGGGAATGGTGCCTGGATTACTGGCACAACAGCTACGCGGGAGCGCCCAGCGATGGCAGCGCCTGGCTGACGCCAAGCGCCAGTGAAGAGGAGATGAGGCTGCTGCGCGGCGGCTCTTGGAGCCTCGACCCCGGGATCTGCCGCTCGGCTTACCGCTTCCTCGGCCGGCCCGGCTACGCCTCTGTCAACGTTGGGTTCCGTGTGGTCTTGACTCCCTGATCCTCTAAGGGTTGCATCTGAATTGAAATCACCGGGGCGGAGAGCCCCCCACCCCCCACCATTCACCATGATTGATCTGATTGAGATTCCATCCGGATCCTTCCTGATGGGCTCCCCCCCCAATGAAGCCAAGCGAGCAACCGATGAAGGCCCCCAGCATAAGGTGACGCTGCAGGGCTTTTTCATCAGCCAGACACCCATCACCCAGGCCCAGTGGCGGAAGGTGGCGGAGTGGACGCCGATAAAGGCTGAGCGCTGGGGCCGCGAGATCAACCCCAGCCCCTGCCGCTTCGGCGGTCGCCTCGACAGCGACCAGCGGCCGGTGGAGAATGTGACCTGGCACGACGCGATGGAGTTCTGCCACCGCCTTAGCCAGCGCAAGGGCCGCCACTACACACTTCCCAGCGAGGCGCAGTGGGAATACGCCTGCCGGGCAGGCACTACCACGCCATTCGCCTTTGGTACCACGCTCACATCGGAGCTGGCCAATTACAACGCCACCTACTCCTATGGCGATGGCCCCAAGGGGGAGTGGCGAAAGCAGACCACGCCAGTTGGGATGTTTCCCGCCAACGCCTGGGGGTTGCATGACATGCATGGCAACGTGTGGGAATGGTGCCTGGATCACTGGCATGGCAGCTACGAGGGAGCGCCAAGCGATGGCAGCGCCTGGCTTCGGCCAGGCTCTGCCATCGCTTGGTGCAGGGTGCTGCGCGGCGGCTCCTGGCTCTACGGCCCCAAGGACTGCCGCTCGGCTTACCGCGTCTTCGGCCGGCCCGACGATGCCATCGACTTCGTTGGGTTCCGTGTGGTCTGCCTCCCCCAGGGCGGCGATTGACAGGCCATCCTCTACGGGTTACAATTGAAAGCACCGGGGCGGAGTGCCCCCCCCACCCCCCACCATCACCATGATTGATCTGATTGAGATTCCATCCGGCTCCTTCCTGATGGGCTCTCCCCCCAATGAAGCCAAGCGTTTCGGAGATGAAGGCCCTCAGCATGAGGTGACGCTGCAAAGCTTCTTCATGGGGCAGACACCCATCACCCAGGCCCAGTGGCGGGAGGTGGCGAGCTGGCAGCCGCAGGAGGCTGAACGCTGGGGCCGCAAGCTCAACCCCAACCCTTCCTGGTTCAGCGATCAGGCCGACAGCGACCAGCGGCCGGTCGAGCAGGTGAGCTGGCATGACGCCATGGAGTTCTGCCACCGCCTGAGCCAGCGCACGGGCCGCCATTACACTCTGCCCAGCGAGGCGCAGTGGGAATACGCTTGTCGGGCAGGCACTACCACGCCCTTTGCGTTTGGCGCCACGCTCACCTTCGAGCTTGCCAATTACGACGCCAACTACACCTATGACGATGGCCCCAGGGGGGAGTATCAAGAGCAGACCACACCAGTTGGGATGTTTCCCGCCAACGCCTGGGGCCTGCATGATATGCACGGCAACGTATGGGAATGGTGCCTGGATCACTGGCACGACAGTTACGAGGGAGCACCCAGCGATGGCAGCGCCTGGCTGACGCCAAGCGCCAGTGAAAAGGAGCAGAGGCTGCTGCGCGGCGGCTCCTGGTTCGACGACCCCGGGAACTGCCGCTCGGCCTACCGCGGCCTCGCCTTGCCCGACATTGCCCACTTTAGCATTGGGTTCCGTGTGGTCGCCTCTTGACCTCTGATCCCCCCCCACCATCACCCCACCATTCACCATGATTCCTCTGATTGAAATCCCCGCCGGCTCCTTCCTAATGGGCTCCCCCCCCAATGAAGCCAAGCGAGCAATCGATGAAGGACCCCAGCATGAGGTGACGCTGCAGGGCTTCTTCATGGGCAAGACACCCATCACCCAGGCCCAGTGGCAGGAGGTGGCGGAGTGGAGGCCGCAGGAGGCTGAACGCTGGGGCCGCAAGCTCAACCCCAACCCCTCCCGCTTCAGCGATCAGGCCGATAGCTACAAGCGGCCGGTGGAGAATGTGAGCTGGCTGGCTGCGATGGAGTTTTGCCACCGCCTGAGCCAACGCACGGGCCGCCACTACACCTTGCCCAGCGAGGCGCAGTGGGAATACGCCTGCAGGGCAGGCACCACCACGCCATTCGCGTTTGGCGACACGCTCACCTCCGATCTGGCCAATTACGACGCCACCTACTCCTATGGCGATGGCCCCAAGGGGGAGTATCGAAAGCAGACCACGCCGGTGGGGATGTTCCCAGCCAATTCCTGGGGGTTGCATGACATGCACGGCAACGTGTGTGAATGGTGCCTAGATCACTGGCATTGGAGCTACGAAGGAGCGCCCAGCGATGGCAGCGCCTGGCTGATGCCAAGCGCCGGCGAGTATGAGCGGAGGGTGCTGCGCGGCGGCTTCTTGCTCAGCCTCCCCGGGGGCTGCCGCTCGGCCTACCGCAACCGCGATTGTCCCCACTGGTTTTCCTTCGCAGTTGGATTCCGTGTGGTCTGCCTCCCCCAGGGCGGCGATTGACAGGCCATCCTCTACGGGTTACAATTGAAAGCACCGGGGCGGAGTGCCCCCCACCACCCACCACCCACCACCCACCATGAACACCATTCCCCGCATCGCCGGCCGCGCTGCCGGCACCATCGCCCGAAGCCTGATCTGGGCCTACCACGAGATCGACTGGGCCGAGGTCGCCCAGCTGATGCTCGACTGCCTCACCGCCCTGGCCATCCTCACCCTGCTGGCCGGCCGCGCCTGCCGCCGCGCTTGGGATGGGCTGCCCGGCATGAGCGAGGTCCTCGGCCGCTGGTACTCCCGCCTGCTGGTGCCGGTTGTCCCGGCGCCCGCCCCGGCGATCCCGGCGATTCATCCCCTTGCGGTGCTGGCCGCTGATCTGGAGCAGCTGAGCTGCTGCAGGCTGCGCGAGATACTCAACACCCGTCGCCGCCCCGCCAAGCGCGAGCTCATCGCTACCGCTCTGTGGGTGGCGACATGAGCACCCCCCTCGTGGCCGCACCTGCAGGGCTGGGTGCCGGAACTCGCTGATTGGTACGAAAAGATCTGATTGCACAGGGCCCGGCTGGCACCGTAAGAGCATGAAAAAGCGGGCCGCACCACTGGCCCGCTTGCTCCCACCATGTGCCTCACCACTAGGGCACATCCGAAGCATAGCAAGCACGCACGCATCAATACCAACATGATAAGATTGGCGAGCCCCTCCGTCAGATGCCCCCATCTACCCATCACTATCTACAACCATGACAGATCTTGAAGCTCAAGGCAAGTTTGCCGCAGCCTTGGCCGAATTTCAGAAAACTAAGCCTTGCGCAGCCTTTGAAGACGAAGCGGACGTTTTTGACGCGATTCATCCCGTACACACTCTAGGGTTTTCGTGGTCTCTTGTCAGGAGCAACGAAACTATGTATGTGCATGTTATGCATAGCGGAGGATGGAGAATGACCAGCACATTCCCAGTTAATGAAGTTAAAGATTTATATATAATTCTGGGCGCAATGTTTGGTGTTCTAGGGAATGATGCAGAGCCCAACAACCCAACCGCAAAGCCTGCCATTATAGAACCACTGCCAGCGGACAAGCCACTAACAGTCTGCTCTGTCCCCTCAAAATCAGCCCAGGAATCTGAACCGTATTCGGATCCGGCGCCCGCGAAGCCTGCCACTATTGAACCAGTTGATTTTATTGGCGAAGGATCGCCTGATACTTCAGTATTGCCAGAAGATCTTGTAGTTTTGTCGTCTTCAGAACGTGAAACATGCTTAGCAATGATTCGGGCACTGCACCCCGACCACCGCAAGGTGTTTCAAGTAACGTTTCGGTCGCACTTCAATATCGATAAATCTCAGCGGGTGGTATCCCCGCATATTACGCAAGTGCAACATAAAAAGTTTATTGAAAGCTTTGTTAACGAACTTGAAGGAATAGCAGCATGAGTAAAACCTATGGCCGCAAAGCTACATCATCCCGCAATTATTTACAAGTTTGCGTTAGGGATGATGTAATGGTAGCGGTCAATCAATTGCGTGCAGCGCACGATCTTTCGATTTCAGGCGCCGCGCATCATTTGATGCGGCTCGGCGCAGGCTTAACCCCTTTACATCCTCTTGATTCCCATGGCAATTGAACTCAATGACGGCAGCCGTAGCGCGGCGCCGGTGATCCGTCAGCAGCGACTCGGCGAGGCGGCCTACCTGGCGATCGTTCGGCACGAGCAGCGCGACCGTCTGCGCAAGAACCTGGCCAGCGGCGCGATGGAGCCGATCCCCAACGGCACCGACCGTCAGGGCCGGCCCAAGGTGAAGCAGGAGATGGTCGTGCATGCGATCGCCATGCCGGGCACGACGATGGAGGCCCGCATCGGCGATGAAGGCGGGGTGCCGGCACCGGGCGATCGGGTGCGGCTGATCCTCAAGGCCAAAGGCTTTGGCCAGTGGATCGAAGCAAGGCGCCAGCACCGCCGCGGCCGGCTGAACGTGGGCGACTTGCTGGTGCTGGAGACCCGCTGGGCGCAGCAGTACGACCAGGACGGCAACCCCAAGGGCCCCAAGATCGAAGACCAGGCAGCCGCCGACGCGGTGCCCCGCAACGTGACCATCGGCTTCTACGGGCCGCTGAGCATCCGCGAGGGCACGGATCCCGCTTGGATCGAGGCGGCGGAGCAGGCCTACAAGGCTGATGAGGCTGCTGCCCGCCAGCAGCGAGCGATCTCGCTGGCCGATGGCGACGACTTCGGCGATGAGTTCGCTGATGAGGAGGCGTTCTGATGTCCACTCCCCACCTGCTAACCGCTCGCGCCGCGCTCCTCGAAGCGCGGCGCGTAGCGCTGGCTGATCAAGCCGACGCCACCTACCAGTTGGCAAAGGGCCGGTTCACACCGCTCTGTGAGGCTGCTTCGATGGCAGCACGAATTGATGACCTGTTGCACCAGGTCAACCGGTTGTTGTCTCCCCGCCAGCCGGAACCATGAACACCGGTACCAAGTGGTATTTGGACGAGATCGGCCGGATTCCCCTCCTTACTCCGGCCGAGGAGCTGCACCTGGGGGCATTGGTGCGGGAGTGGTTGGATCACCCTGGCGAATGCCCCCCTGCTACTCGCCGTCGCGGCTTGAAGGCTCGCGATCGATTTGTCGCTGCGAATCTCAGGCTGGCAGTTTCATTTGTCAATGGTCGCTGCCAGCACCTGCTCAAGGTTGCGGAGCAGGACGATCTAATTCAAGCGGCAAACTTAGGCCTAGTGCGTGCTGTAGAACGGTTTGATCCAACACGCGGCTATAAGTTTTCTACCCTTGCTTATTGGTGGATACGACAAGCGGTAAATAGATATGTTGACAATAGCGTACGGCTGGTTAAGCTACCCAGTCATCATGGCCAGTATATTCGTAAACTTGCAACTTTAGGCGAACAGTACATACAAGCCCATGGCCATGAGCCTACGCTAGAGCAACTAGCAGAAATGGCTAATATGCCCTTAAAACGTGTCAGGATGTTAGCTATAGAAGCACAATCTATTCGATCGTTAAATGAACGAATTGAAGAAGGTGCTGAACTTGGTGAAATTGTAGCAGCTGCTGAACTGCCAGAATTTGAAGATTCGCTAGAACGGCAAGAAGTTTTAGCGCATTTGGAAACGTTAGATTCTACATCACGTAATGTAGTGATTGCGTTATATGGGTTGGAGGGCAACCCAATGACTGCTACTGAAATTGCGAAGAAGCTGGAATTGCCAGACCATTACGCGGTGCGCAAGCTGGCGGGAGCTGCATTGCGGCCATTACAAAGGAAGCACAAACTACAACAAGACCTAGCCAAAATATCAGATTTCCTCGATAAGCAAGCCGCTGATCACGATGGGCAGCTGGCGTTAAATCTGCAATGATTTTTGTGTTTCCACATGCAATAGATATTTCCAGCTCTTGCACACGTTTAGCGGTGCAGTTTATGATCTGTCGTTGTGTATAGGCCATGTCTAGCAGCATGCTGGTTTCTTGTTGCAATTGATTCAGCGGCAGCCGCTTGATGCGCTGCCGATCTATTGCCAGCGATGCCTGGGTCTCCAAACTGAGAGTAGGATCAAACCACTTCGCCATGGAACTACAACAGAACTTAGAACAGTCTGCCCATATCCCGTTCGTTCGTGTGGGCCAGGACGCGCGAGGATCGACGGTGTGGGAGGTGGTGGTGCAGGTCACTACGGGGGAGCAAGCGGTCGAGATCTGCGAAGCGCTGCGCCAAACCCTCGATCTGCCTGAAGTGGCGTGATGCTCAGAATGATCGACATTTTCAGCGGCATCGGCAGGTTCTCGCTGAATGAAGTGACCCCCGCTCTGGATCGGCCCGGCGGGCGCGGGGGTGTTGCTGGTGCCAGCCTACAGAAAAGCCCGGCGCCGGAACCGAGCGGTATGCTATGGTAGCCATGGTTGAACGTATGGAACTACTGGTTTCCAAGCCGTTACTTTTGACGCCTTGGCAAAATCAGTGGAACGCAAGCCATAGCCAGGCTAAGTAGTGTTCAAGCCGCTTGCTACGAGTTAACCACCCTATCCAAACGGCTGAACGTGCGAGCTAACCGGCCCAGCGGGGACGAAAGGAGTGACGATGACCAAGGATGACCGCCCCGATGGGTCCGTGTTGAGCGAGGGGTTAGGCCCGCTGCCGGAGCCTGACCTTTTGGTTGATTGCGCGCAGAGTTTCGTGCGTGGGTGGACCAAAAGCGCGTTGGAAGGCGTGCTGAAGCTGGCCGCGTTCGGTGCTTGGTGCGCCCGCGAGTTTCGACGTGATCTTGCCGACGTGGACGGCGGCAGTGCGCAAGACGAGATGGCGCGCATTGGCGTACTTGAGCTACACGAGGCTCTGGAGCCTTGCGGAAAAGGGTGCGTGTGCGCCGAGTACGGGGATTTCCCGCACGAGTGTTTCCGCCTAGCGGCGGACGTGCGCCCGTTGGTGGATGGCGGGCCTAACAAGGCATCAGTGGCGCAACGATCGAGCAGCACCAACTGACGGTTTTGACGCTTTGGAGTAAGATCGGCTCATGACTGCGATCAACCCGGCTCTTCTCAGCGATCTGACCGCCGCCCTTCGGGAGGCTGGTCGCAGCGACCTGGTTGATCGGCTGGTTGCGAGTGCCACGGCTGCCCCGCTCACCAGCAAGCAGGCCGCCACCTTGCTTGGAGTTTCGTCAGCAAACACCGTGAAGAACTGGCTGGAGGGCGGCTGGTTTCCTGGCGCTTTTCAGACCGCCGGGGGCCATTGGCGCTTCCCGCTGGAAGACGTGGAGGCCGTGATGTCCCGTTTGGAAGGCCTGCGGGATCGCAACAGCCGCAGGGATCTGACACCTGTTGATTGCGACGACGAGTCCGCCGATTTACCGCTGTCTTGATCTGCCAAGGCGTCTCGGCTGGGTGCCGGGCATCGTAGGCCTTGTGGTTCACGGATTCACAGCGAAGGTGTTTGTGGATCACCGGCTGCGGCTGGTGATCCACAAAAGGTGGAGGCGGTTCCCTCCGATGCCTCATACTGTAACCGCTATGGGACACAGCAGCGACCACCAGGGCAGCAGGTTCACAATCCGTCATGCTGCCGTTGTATAGCGACTTGCCCTTATACAGTGCTAGATATGGATAAAGGAGCTTCTTCTCGGAGGACCTGCTCTGCATGTCGGCGACGGCGGCACATGCCTGCATAGGCGATGCGTTCATCGCTGCCTTTCCAGCGTTCCGAGAGGCCATGTTCGAGCCCCTCGGCCAGATCGCCAAAACAGAAGCAATCTGCCAGATCATTTCCGATTATTTTGCAGGCTCCGCAGGTGCGGTAGCCTTCTCATCGTCCATCCCATAGGCCGCGGAACTCCCAATAGTGCTGGCCGGGTTCAATCAGGCCAGCACATTCGCCGCAGCGATGCCGCCTCCGGGCCCTGCGGACGGCCTCCCGGTAGAGGGTGGGGCGGAAATCACAATCACACATCAGTCTTCCCCTGAATGGCGTCTGCAAGGGCGAGGAAATTCGCCCTGTGGCGGGCTGTGGTGGGGCGGCGAGCGTCGTCGGCTGGATCGCCCAGCACCACCTCCACGGCGGCCCTGATGACGTGGCTGGCCTGCGCGTCCGTTGGCTCGGACTGCTGCTGCAGCGCCTCAGCGAACGCTGCGCGATATTCGTCGCGAGTGGGAATGGGCATGGTGGTGGTGGTGGTGAAAGGAAGTGCCGGATAGGCTCCGGCGGCTTAAGCGACGGGATTCAGAGCCGCCAAAAAGGCCAGCCGGGCCTGTCCGATCGTATCGCTCTCATCCCGCTCCTCCGCCCAGCAGCGGTAGGCCAGGCCCGGCTCCATCGCCAACCGCACCTGAGTCCAGGCGGTACGGCCAGGTTGATCCCGCTCCGCCGGGATCAACACTCGGTAAATCCCAAAATGAGAGATTTCCAAAGCATCACTATCATTCCAAGGTAACTGGTAATCCACGTCCCTAGTGGTTGCGTCATCTTGGAGGTCACCTTCTTCTACGAAGACGATTTTTTCGTCTTGGCGCCGGTTATCTATTGCCAGCAGAAGGGTCCCAGAGGTAGTCTCATACTCCCACTCCATCACACCCGTTAGGGTGGAAATGGAAAAAACAGAACTGCAATGGTCCCAGCCTTCCTGAAACACTCGCCCCGCTTCTCGGTTGGCAATGTGCTGCCACAAGGCAGCACGTTGGTCTAAATAATCTTCCCCCCAGCTAGAGGAGATGTACGAGCGGCCGTCCATCTCCTCTAAAAATCTAAAAAATTCCCTGCGCGTGAGAATATAGGCCTCTCCGGGTACGTGGGTGGTCAGGTCCATGGTTGCAGTGGTGCGATGGGATGAGATGGGGTGCCGGATAGGCTCCGGCGGGCCGGGGGGGGGGGTTAGATGGCGGCAATGGTCACATCTTTACCTGCTAATGGGTTGGGTTGAGCAAGTAGTTCTTCATCATCGCATTGCGATCTTCGGCGGTCGGCTCAGGTAACGCATATTCACCGACGTGCGAAGGGTCGTATCTGTCGTCCCAGAACCTGGGGTCTGTGACATGCTGCCTTAGCCATGGCTCAACTGCTCGCAATGCGCGCGGGAGCATGTGAGTCATAAGACCAGATTCTCCCGTGATTAGCTGTAAGTCTTCGCATATGTGTGCCATGTCTGTGTGCAACCGACCGGTGGTTAAGTTGCGAAGGCGCTGAATGTTCATAGCTGGTGGCGGAGGCGAATGGATGACGGCCGGATTGAGGACGGCTCCGGCGGTCCGGGGGTGGTCAGGCGGGGTTGAGAGATTCGGCGCGGCGCTGCACGCGCTCGACGTGGCTGGGGAGGGGCCGGTAGCCGATGGAGTACAGGTCATCGCCGAGGGAGAAGGCTTCAGCGTGGCGGCCGGCGTTGTGCAGACGGTCGATCACGGATTGGGCGAAGGCGCGGGTGGTGTAGAGGTTCATGGGTGGTGAGTGGCGGTGGAGGCGTTTCCCTCCGATGCCAATACTGTAACCCGTGCCGGACACCACGAGCACCCATCGCAGGGATGGCGTCCAGCTGAGCAGCCAGGGCGGCCTGCTGGCGCTCCACCAGGTCCGACAGGCGGGCCGTGTGCCGAGCGGTGCGCTGGAGCCGGCGCAGGGCCGTGGGGAGGCGTGGCGTCCAGCCGTCGAGCAGGGCGTCTACCCGGGCGTCGGTGGTGGCGGCCTGCTCCAGCAGGGCGCCCACCTCGGCCAGCAGGGCGTCGGCGTCGGTGGTGGTGGCGTGGTCCATGGTGTGGCGTGTGGTGGGGGCGGTGGCGGCGTTCAGAGCGCCTGGCTGAGCGTGTTGCTCAGTGCCGCCAGGTGGGCGTGCGCAGCGCAGAGCGTGCGGCGGGTTTTAATCGGGAGCGAGGACCACAGATCGGTGACCTGCAGCCACTCGATCGCGTTGCAGGCGTCGGTGCTGTGTTCATGTGCTTCCTCCAAGTCGGTGGTGACGGGAGCGGAGAACGTGAGGCTGTCCATGGCGAGTGGTGGGTGGGTGGTGCCGGAACCTCTCGGCTCCGATGCACATACTGTAACCGGTAGGGGATGCCCTGGCAACTGCTCAGGGGGCCACGCAACAATCCGTCACATCAACCGCAGGAACAATCCCCACCCCTTCCCCGGCGCGAACCGGTAGGCGTCCTGGTCGGCCTCGACCATCCATCGACGGTTGAAATTCTGTTTCGAGTACCGCACGAACCGCCCGGCGGTCGGCGCCGTGCTCACGTACCCCCCCTGCACCATTGCCGCCTCCCCAAACGGATCGTGGACGATCCAGTGGGTCTCGGAGAACCCCACCACCAGGCTCCAGTGGCCGCCACCACGCGGTGCGCTCACAGGCCCGTGATGAAGCCACCCCACAGGCACCGGCCGCCCCGCGCGCAGCTCGCGCTCGACTGCATCGATGCCCAGCTCCTGCCGGAACGAGGCCTCAATGCCCAGCGATCGCAGCGTGCGCACATGGGCCGCGGCCTCGGTGGTGTCGCCGCCCAGGCTCATCAACAGCCGCAGGTAGCGGTCATCCGGCTGCCCCGATCCCGACAAGCAGCCGGGCTTCAGCGTTTCCGCCGCCATCGCGCAGGTCGAAGAAAAACACATCCGATCGCCCTGGCTGGTGGCCGAATCGCGCTGGAAAAAGTACGGAGCCCGGCTGATCACCACCTCGGCGGCGGGGGGATCCGGGGGCGCCGGGGCGGGATTGATGTTGCCCAGGAACAGCGCCACCTCTGCGGTTCGTCGCCGGGTCAGCCCCTCCAGCACCTTGCCATCGGCCTTATTCCATCGCGGCAGCTCCTGCTGCACCACCAGCGCCGAATCCTCTCCCGCCAGGATGCGGCGCCGCAGGGAGCTGTCCTGCATCGCCCCCACCCCCACGTTGTACGTCCAGCTCGTCAGCGCCGCGGCCCGGTTCCCCGGCCAGCTGCTGACGGCGGGGATGGCCCGGGCGAGCGCGTTGTAGAACCGCTGCAGATCGGCGTCCAGCTGCGCATCCGCTTGCGCCTTGGTGATGATCTGGCCCTCCCTGACCATTTTTCCGCTGATGGTGGTTGAACCCCACCCGATCGTCCACACCCCGGCAGGGCAGAGGTAAGCCCGCAACCTGCCGCCCTCGAATTCCCGGACGATCCGCCGCGCGGGCTCCAGCCAGCCCCCCCCAGATCCCGGCGCCGCAGGGGAGCCTTCGGCGCGCCAGAGATCAGTAAATGCTTGGCGCTGCTCAGGGGTTGCCTGTTCCCAGGCAGCCTCCCATGCGGCCAGCTGGTGGGGGGTGAGGGTGCCGACGCGGGCGATGTACTCGGCGGCGGCGCGATAGGTGGCGTAGGTCATGTTAGGGCAGGTCAGGGAGTCGATCGTGAAGGCCGTTAAGGCTGGCATCCGCCCGCCGGTAGAGCCGATGCAGGGCCGGTTTGAGCAGCAACTCAGCAACAGCCAACCAGGCAGCCCGGCCCAGGATCCAGCCGATGGCTACGTCAATAGCCAGGTGCAGATCAGCCATCAGGATCATCTACAGAGCGCTGGCGCCGAAGCGCGGGATTGGGCGTGCGGTATCCGGCCTGAAAGCCCCCGCCAGCGGCCCCGCCGAGGCCGGCGATGGGCAGGCCCGTCAGCCAGCACTGGTCGATCCCGCCGCCACTGCGGCGGCAATCAATGATGTACGCAGTTCCCGCCAAGACCGAAAGCGTCGCAGCAGTAAAAACCTGAGCAACAATTGCAGAGACTTTCATCGGTTCAACTCCAACCTAATAATTCTTTTATCTTGATTGTTTATTTCTTTTTCTATTTCCCTGAACCTTTCTCCAAATTGCCCTTGATTTTGTAGTATTTGCGCAATTTGCGCTTCCATTTCTTGCAGCCGATCTGGCAGCTTTATCACTAGCCATACCACCCCCCCAGATGTGGCGAGAATTGCTGCTGACAATACTGCTGCAGCAGTAGCCTCGATCACTTGCACCCGGCTGAACCGGCGAGGGCTGGGCGGGGGAGACATCATCAATACCTCAGAACGCTTCCATTCTAGGCATTAGATCACCGCTTCTAGTTCAACGTCTACATCAATGAAGCCACCATTCTTCTGGCGTTCGCGAGGTTTGCCAACATAACACCAAAATGTACCTGCTGGCACCAGGTCGTTGAAATCGCTATGACCTGCCCATGCCAGCGCCGATAGCGGGAAAGGAACATGGCCACTGCTCTGTCCTAAATAATGATTGCGAATTTGCCGCGCTTCAGCTTGACTTAAGTCAATAAAGGTTAGCTTTATTATATGACCACTACTATCGGGGCCATGTAAAAATGGCACATCGCCAGCGCCGGTTGTTTCAATGGTGACAGGATAATCACCAAAGTCGAAAGCACGACTTCTAGGACGCAGCGATGGAAATACAGCCATTAGTTTTCTATTGCAATCGTCGCGGATGAAACTGTAAAAGGTCCGTTGTCGCTTGTTTTATTAGATTCAAAATCATGGTAATATACTAATTCATCAGCTGATGCCGCACCACCTCGCACTTTTTTACATACAGCACCCCGCGCTGTAATTGTACTGCTGTCCCAGGTAACACTAGGAAAAGTGTAAGTAGTTATATCGCTAGCAGTGTCTGCTGTAATTGTTGGCACTATTGTTTTACCGCCGGTAGTGTATCCATTGCCATTAGCAACTTCGTTGCTAATATCATCCGCCCTGTTATGCGTATCCTTGTTGGCTGAATAGCCACTTGTCACAAGGATTAGCTTAAAGGTATCGCCTTCAAGATCGATTTCTCCTTGCCCGAGATCATCCCAAAATGAGTTGTAAACAAAGCTTGCCATGATGATTAAAGATTTTGCCGCAGTCTAGCCAACGGTAACAGCACCAGGCGTGAACACTGGCGCCACAGTAAACGACGAGCCGGGAACAACAACACCGCCGCTAGCCTTGATGGGGCCACCTAGAACCCGCGCGTAGAATTCGGACAATGCCACATAATTTTCAATAGAATCAACTGGAAGCGTAATCCTTATGTACCGAGCTTTAAACATTGTGTCAAACGTATAGATGCCGTTGCTAGCAAACGTTCCGGTGTTGAATGCTGTAGTCCAGCTGTTATCGTCTGTTGAAAATTGTACAATTCTGTTTTCTGTAAAAGACTTATTCCATCCGCCTGGAATAGCATCTGTCGCCGTACCAATCACAACTTGATATACAAACTGCAAACTTCCTAAATCCATTTTAATCCATGGCTTAGGCGTTGAGGCCAGGGTTGCGGCTCCAGTATTGGCAAATGACCCATCCATCATAATATTACTATCCGCTGGTAGAGTATCGGCATAGACAGAAGATTGACTATAAGTAGGAGACGGAACGCTAACACCTGTCATAAAAAACGTTTTTACTATAAACAACTTTTCGTTGTTGGTTATTACCATCCCACGTCTAAATGATGCCCTTGCTGCAAACATAATTGGGTCCATCGTTACCCCTTTTCCGGTTGTTACAACACCAGGAGTAAACGTAGCTTGTGCTGTTGCGATAAAACCTGGCGCATAGGCCATGCCAAAAAATAGCCTAGTTCTTACCCTGAAACGTGGTCCGATAGGCGTTATCACTTCGCCTGGCGTAAACACTACCCGCGCTCGAAACTGAGGGCCGACAACAACAATGCCTTCACCAAATGTTGAACGTAACTTAACCGCAATTAAGTAAGCAGTCCCGCTATTGTTATTGCCGCAGAATACTTCTTCTACGCTTGGCTTTTCTACATATTTCCAGGTACTGCCTGGCAATGTAAACTCCTCCGCATTTTCGTTGCCGCTCCATACAATATCTGGCACTGGAAACGACTGGAAAGTACCGTTTACAGATCTGTAATGATTTAGTATTTGCAGCATTTCTGCTTCGTTTACTGCGCTATAACTTAGTTCTACAATCGAATCCGTTGCAGAACTGGAATGCCGCACTCGACTTTGCTTACCACTCATCGCACGATAAGCAGTATGCGGATATTCTGCCGGCAAAAATTGCGGACGGCTGCTAGGAATAATCGCTGGATACGTTGTCATAAAATTTCAGCGTAATCATATAAACTTTGCCACGGGCCGCCGTTATCACGATAGCGACTCTTGCTTACCCATACAGAGCCATCAACGCCAATCCACCTCTGAGGCTCATTTCCATTCGGACCCGCAAGCCTGATCTCATCATATCCATCGCCAGCATCTGCAACATATAAATAAAATTCGCTAGGATACCATCCACCAATAGGGCCTATAAACCCACTGCGCTTAAGCGATGCTTCCCAGTACAGCTGAACTTCGCGGCCTGGCGGCAGATTATCAATAGGCCTATCTAACACTTGCGCATTCCACCCTTCTTCACCGCATCGATATTCTCCGCGTACTGGGGGTGCATCACCCACTCTAATATCAGCGGAACCAATAACATAATACCTTCTATTCTGTCCGCCTTTGCGTTCGTTGCCCTGCAGCCAGCGCCACACCGGCGGCGGGTTGCCTTCGCCGCATGGGTTCTCAGGCATGTACACAGCTGATCCAGGTTGCACTGGCCCCGGAGGGAAGATCCCCAACGGCGCCGCAGGCTGATCCAGGCCATCTGACGGCACAGCAGGAACATCAGCGCTATATCCGCCGCCGCCGCCGCCGCCACCTGGCATGGCACTCCCAGAAAGAGCCACCCCTTCGCGGCCAACATCCTCTGGCAGCGTTTGATCATCAGGCCCGAATAGATCACATGTCGGACCGGTGCGGTTGTTCGGCAGAATGATTCCCGTAGGTTGAACTGCCAAAACATCTTGAGTAATCAGGCTTCTCCCTTCGCTATCTATCGGAAAATGAACCAACTCATAAACAGTTTCACCTGCTAGGCTTTTGCTAATTCTTTCAATTTGATACAACCAATCATGAAACGATTCCTGCATGTTTGGTGTTTTGCGCTTAATCCTTACCCTTACTACATCGCCTTGATTCAAAATTCGATTATGGATTTCAGGCCTTGCGGTAAGTCTTGCAGTATGATGACACCGCAAGCGGCGGCTCACTAGATACGCTCCACTTCTGACTGCATGAAGTTCAGTTGTGCAAACACGTGATAAATCATGCGATTCGTAAGGGCCGTTTACCGCCTGTCCCGCGAATCGTACTTCCGCAGTCCTGACCGTATCTATATCATGCCCGTCAGGATGTTGTCGCCACATAATATGCACGGCAAAAGGTAGCCTATCCGCTAATGGCGTTACATTAGCCTCAAAGCTATTAGGCATTATTACATCATCTGTGAACGTATAGACCGGCTCGATCGGATCCGTAATTAACACCCCCGATTCTGTCACCGGCAATACTGGCCGAAGACCTTTTTTCCCATTGTTGTTAGTCTCGCGTAGCAGAAAATATCTGCTCCATTGTGCAATAAAATCAGGTACATTATTGCTATCCTTGAACTCACCATTGCATCTGAGCCCATATCGTTCTAAAAATGCTGCCGACATGGTGAACGCAGGCACGTCAATCAAATCAGCTGGTACCCGATATGTGTTTACAATTGCCCACAGCACCAAATCGCAAAAATTATCACTTGGCCCGTATGCATTATCATACAGCCTTTGTACTGGCATGCCGTTACGAATAAACGCATGCACTTGTAGATTCCAGTTATCATCTCCATCGGGCACTGTAATCTGGTAACTTAAAGTAGATATGCTTTTATATGTACCAACAGACCCGCAGTATTGTGGGCACTCTGGTGTATCAAATCCAGATACCGGTACGATAAAGTTTCCAGGATCCCACGTGCCAGCTCGACGATTGAACGTCTGCACATAGCTCCCTACCCTGCATTGCCCCTGATATAAATCTCGCCGTTCTATCGGCGCGATCTGACCTTCGCTCAGCACCAGATGGTATGACGCCGTTACCGCATTGGTTGTTTGGTTGTTGGTAAACCTGGCTTCAGTAGCACGAGGCGAAATCATTACACCGCCTTCTTGGCCTCGTCGACGCGCGAACACAATTGGCACCGGCTCGCCAAGCCGTGCCGCTTCCTGGGGCCTGCTCAACTGGCTGGTGCCAACTGCCGCCGCTTCGGTAGACGGTGAACCCACGACTGTCTGCAGCGCCAACAGCGCTAGCGGATCCGTCGCCGCCATCCACGTCATAACACTGCCCCCTGCCCCATGATCGCCGTCGTCAATGTACGAGGTGGAAACTGAGCACCTACTGGCGACAATGCAGTGCCTAACTGTAATGTCATTGTAGTAGCCCGCATGATCCCACCAACAACCTGACCTACATATCGCCCGATCAATGTCTGCGAATCTACAGGAACGATATTGCTAAATTCAGAATTGAATTGATACAACATCATTTCTACAAAATAACCGTTAAACATCGCATCTTCAAATGCCTGCTGCACTAACGGTGTCGCTGGTGCTGTTACCGTAACGTTGGTTTCATCGCCGCTTACTCCAGCTGTGAATCCATCTGCCGTAAACTTTACATAAATCCATCTATCGCCATTCCATACTATTGTACGCTCGCTAGAATATCGCTGCCAACGATGTAACGTTACGCTATCAGTTGTAAATATCCGCAGATATTGTATAGTTGCCCTGGCCATTAGCGTGTGCCCAATGCTATCCGCGCGTGCGGTGTGCGCAATCTACCGAGGATTCCCTCAGCCGTGGCCTTCATTGCATTTTCCAGGTCGTCGTAACTCACCATTCGCCTGCCATCAATCTCAGTGACGGGCCCGGTCAACCGCGGGGCGATGACCACTGTTCCGATCGATGGCGCCACCTGCCCTTGCGTAGAGGGCGGCTGAGCCATCACAGGAGCAGATCGTGATACCGGCAGCCGGACAGGCGCATCCATCGACTGCCGGCCTCCAATAGCTATGGATCCGCTACTGCGCTCCAGAGCCTGCTGTCCCCTCCGGCCGGCCACAATGTTGTTGGCAAACATCACAGCTTTCGACTGCGGCACCACGTACTCTGGCTCCCCTGCCTCCGCAATCTGCGCGATCGTTGGGCGGGTCACAAAGCCGCCAGTGGCAAAACGGGGAATGCTCATCATCGGCAACGGGGAAATATCTGGCCCCGGAAGCCTGTTAAATTGGTTGATTAGCTGGTTAATTCGACTGGCCACATTATTGATTGTGTTTGCGATGCCCTGCAAAAATCCGTTAAAAATTCCGCGGATGCTGTTGACAATGTTTACCCATATCGTCTTAACAATTTCGCCCACTTTGTTCATTGCTTTAGGAATAAAGCTTGTAACAGCATCCCAAGCGTTATGAATTGGAGTGGCAACGTAAAGGCTAAAAAATTCGCCAACCGCTACAAACTCTGCCTGAACTCCTTTGCCAACAGCAATAAGTTCGGACCTAAACCATTTCCACATTGCAGTTATAGGCTTGCGTAACACTTCATCCCAAAGATTAATCCAGGGTTGCACAAAAGTGTCGTATAAAACATTATTGATAACCGTCAGGAATGTTGAAACCTCAGCTTTTATCCATTCCCATGCTGCCGTTACAGGTTCGCGGAGCACGTTGTTCCAAAGATTGATCCACGGCTGCACATACAACTGCCAAACGATAGAATAAAGCGCCGTAATTGCCGTAATAAATACTGCTTTCATATAATCCCACATCGCAGTTACAGGATTGCGTAACAGGTTGTTCCACAGGTTAACCCATGGCTGCACCAGTAGTGACTGCAACGCTGCGGCCAACCACGACAGGAACCCCATGATCGGCTCTCGGAACGCTATCGCCATCGCCACCACTGCAGCAACAGCTATCACCGTCCAGCTCGCAGGTCCCGAGAAAAACGCCAGCAGAGCCGGCACAAGTGCGCTACTCATCCATGCCAGCGTTGGAACAAAAGCCAGCTGGAATGCTGCAGCCATTGTCAAGCCTATTGCTCCGATTGCCTTAACAATTGCCCCTAACGCACCCACGATTACAGGCGCCCATCCTGCAATCAAACCAGCCAGATTAAGGCCTCCAATAATCACAGCCGCGCTCTTTAGCAAAGTAATTGTTGCCATGATTCCCGGTGCCGCTAATACCAAGGCAGACGCAGCGGCACCGAACAGAATCAACGCGTTGGTGGCGCCTGGCATCCGATCGGTGAATCCCATCACCGTGCTCAGCACGCCATCAAGAATGCCCAGCATGTTGCTAAACGCAGGCAACGCACGCTCGCCGGTTTCAATCGCCAACGCCTGCTGCTTATTGGCCAGCAACTGAAGCTGGTTAGCAGTCGTCTGAGCACGCACGCCAAATTCTCGCGTCACCGAACCAGCGGCACGGGTCTTGTCATTGGCCAACGTCAGCACGCGCTGCAGTTCTTCCAGGTTCCCCAGCAACGGCGCCAGGCCCCTGGCTTCGTCACCGAACAAGCCACTCAATACCGACAACTGCTCGCCCTTGGGCAATGATCCGATCCTGCCCAGCACCTCCGTCAGGAAGCCTGCTCCATCGCTCTGCAGTCGCTCAGCAAAACTTAATTTCCACGCATCAGCCGCCGCCTCGGCCTGAGCCTTCTGCGCTGCCGTTGCTGCCTGCTGCCGTTGCCGCACAATTTCCAGCTTCTGCTGCTCTGCCTCCTCTATCGCTTCGATCTTGCGTCGCTCCACTCGCTCGATCAAATCCTGTTGTTGACTGGCCGCACGCCGTTCGGCATCTTGCCGGGCCTCCAATGCCTCAACCTGAGCCTGTTGCCGGTTACGATCGGCCCGCCGCTGTGTTTTGCTCTCGTCCTCGCGCTGCCTGTCCAGCGCTTCCCGCCTGGCCTCGTACTGATCGTCCAACGCCTGCTGTTCCGCCCGCCTGGCATCACGGAAGCGCCTCTGTACAGCGTCGCGCTCGGCCTCCACAAGCTCATCTGTGCGTCCCTCGAACCGGGCCATCTCACGCTGCAGCAGCTCGTCGTAGCGATCGTCTAGGGCCTGCTGCTCGCGCTGATGCTGCCGCTGCAGCGCCTTATCCGCCTGCCTATTTGCCTGCGCCATTGCGCGGTCCCTCGCGTCGCGCTCATCCTCCCACTGATCCTCCAGCTGCTGCTTAATCCGCTGGTACCGCCGGTCTATCTCACGAGCCAGCTTCTCGGTCTCGCTACGAGCAATAGCCAGCCGTTGATCGGCTTCATCTCGCGCCGCATCAAGTCGTGCGCGGCTTTGCGTCTCTGCCTCGCGCGTTAGATCTCGTTCCGCAGCCACTACCGGCTTGTAGCTATACCCCAAACGCTCCAATGCCCTGGTCTGCCGGTCAGTCATGTTGGTACCAGCCGAGAGGGCTTTCAACATGATGTTGAAGCTGGTGGCCGCCACCTCGGTTTGAATGCCTGCCTGAATCATCGCCGCGCCAAACGCAACCGTTTCCTGGCCGCTCAATCCAGCGATCTTTCCTGCAGCGCCAGCGCGAGAGATGAATTCCACGAGGTTCGCCGCGGTTGATCCGGTGTTGTCGCTCAAATAATTCATCTGGTCGGCTAACGCTTCGACCTCTTTATTCGTCAATCCAAGCGCTACCTTCATCTGAGCCAGTGACTGGCCGGCTTGTGCGGCAGTCATGTCGAATGCCGTCGACACTTTGCCCACCATCGTTGCAAATTCTCGCAGCTCTCCCCTTGCAATGCCGCTTTGCCCTGCAGCTGCATAGATTTCTGCGAACCCTTGCGCCGTAATTGGCATTTGAGTCGACAGATCTAAAATTTCTTTCTTGATCTCTGCCAGAGCTTGTGGTGTTTCGAGCCCGCTCACGACTTTGCGAACATCTGCCATAGACGACTCGAAGTCAATCGCAGCTTTTACGCTGGCGCCCATGGCCACCACAAAAGCACCAGCACCTACAGCAGAGGCCTGCCAAATCTTTGAGCTGGCAACAGCATCAAATGATTTGGCAGCGGCCTTGGCTCCAGTCTCAATTTCACCCAGATTTTTCTGTAACTTGCTCAGATTTTCAGTGCCGACGACCTTTGCAACAATCCGCAGGACGGCATCCATGTTCATCGCCATCAGCGTTTCCTCCGCTCCTGGTTGAGCAAGCCAGCAGCACGCCGGGCGATCACCTGCACGTCCTCCACAAGCTGGCGCTTATCCTCTACAGCATAGGCATCCGCTACCTGCAGCACCACTCCCAGATCAATCCCTAGGTAGGCTTCGCCAGCAATTCGCCATTGATCATCACACAATAAGAACAGCTCCAGCACTTGCCAGTGCTCAGGCCATACTTCACAATCAGGCAGCTCAATTCGTTCTTCTGAAACGCCTTGAATATTTAGCGCATTGATTTGTTTTTTTATATCTTCCGCATCGCCGCCACCAGTAAACCAGTGCTCAGCGATGCTAATCAGTTTTTTCTCTTACCAGGCTTCTCCTCTGACTTGATAGAATCAAAAAAATGTTTAAGGATTTGACCGGCAACTGTTTCAATTTCCAACAGTTCAGTCAAAGCAGCATCAGTAAATGGAATATCTTCGCCATCATCATCAACTACTTTTTTCCAGCCAACAAGGATTTCCTTCGCTAGGATCTGGTCTTCAACCTCATCAGGTTCGGCACGACCTCGCTCGACATCACGAGCAATTGCCATGATTTTATTCAAGCGGGTCTGACCTACTCTTCTAAACTCAACTTCAAGAGCAAACTTTTCTTTGCGGCCACCATCAGCAGGAATGATTAATTCAATTGGCCACCAATAGGTTCTAGACTGCTTAAGAACAAAAGCCATGATCAAGTAAACGCGAGGGAAATTTCAGAAGTGCCATCAGTGCTGATGGGCAGGTAAGGGATCTGCATAAATCGCACACCGTTGCGATTTGTAAAGCTAGGCTCCATCAGCTGGCAATTGGGTTGTGTTACAGTAAGAATGTTGCCTGCTGTAATCCCATGGACCATTGTAATTGGCACCAGCGTGGCACCTTCAAATAGCGCATAAAAGTTCTGTCCAGCAATTAGCTTATCCTCGATCTCAATTGTACCCGTAGGCGCACGATCGCGTATTGCCAATTGCGTTACACAATTCCCATAAGATTCATATACAACCGAATTGCCTACATTAAGTTCAAACGACGCTAGACAATTTGCGACGCTATTCACTGTAAAAGTTGGCGTATTTGTTGCGTTTATCTCCAGCGGTACCGCTTGGTTTGCAAACACTGAGGGCGGCAGTGCCGTATCCGTAGGCCGGCTATAAATTCCAGTCGCTTCAATGTTGAGCAACAGATACTCGCCAACAGTCCCCGCTAACGACCACGTAGCCCGGCATCCTGCCACCTGATGCAAAATTCCATCCTGATACCAGCGCAAGGTGACGCTCTTTTGAACGCTCGATAGAGCAGCGAGCGTATAGGTAACACTGGCGCCTGCTGCAATCGTCTCAGTCATGCAGCAGCTAACCAAAAAATCGCCATACTGTGGCGGAGTACCTAGCGTGCCAGACGCGCTCAGCTGGATTTGAAAATTGACGGTTACGCGGCGGTTGATCAGCCGTTGTCGATCATTGCCATGCCACGGCCGCACCGTATCGCGCGCCAGACGATCCACCACCAGCGGGGAGACATCAGGATCTCGCACCACCTCAAGAGCTTTGTACGTCCCCGTTGATGGCGTGTTGTAGGTCGTCTCCGTCGCGTACGTCAGATAACTCTGGCGAGTCAAGATCGGCATTGTCGTGGCTGGTAGTGGCCTCCTCGGCCGGATCGTTCGCTAACCATTCCGTCCCATCAGGACTCAGAATGAAATGCCCACACGTCTTAGGTACAGGCGGGGGGCCTGGTGGCTTGGTGCGTGATGGCATCGTTAGGCCGTCAGGTCTGTGGTCAGTGTACGAAAGCCGATCGCATAATTGAGCACGCACACCCCCGGCAGCCCATCGCCATCCTCTGGCTGCCATTGCACCTGCCCCCGTTCAATACTGGTAGCCAACCCGTCAATGGTCGAATTGGCAAACAGCAGCTGATGCACAGATACCCTGATCGGATCCGCCACCTGCGATACAGCACCATCACGGGTCAGGATCGCAATACGCACCATTAACGTCGCTGCCGTGCGGCACGTAGTCTCTCCGGCTGGTGTTTCGATGGCCGGCTCGATTAGCAGCGCC